TTTTTGGTTGTTCTGTTAAAGCGGTCATACTCTCTCGATAAAATGTAGATTATCTTGCTTTGGCCATTTAGTGGTAGGATTTACCCAATAAAAATCTATATCGGGATACCATTTAAAAAGTTTTATTAATTGTTTAGTCCAATCTTTATGGACATTTCCCCAATTCTTATCAGAACCAGATGTATAATAATTAGGTGTATCCGCATAAATGTTATCATATGAATTTTTTTGATGATCAAATCCTATTAAATAAATTTTATCTGGATTTAAATCTCTACACGCAACATATGCTGCGGAAGTTCCAGCTGACCATCCGACTTCATTGAAATCCCAAAGCTTTTGATCACGAATACAAATATTTTTAATAGATTGTGCATGAGGTTCCCATATAATAAAATTTGATTTGGTCCTCACCCTGTCATCAAAACCAGATATAACAACGAAGTTTTCACTTTTATTTTTAGTTTCATATATCGTAGCACCGTCATCAAATTTTAATTGCTTTCTCATCTCCGCGGGCAATGGATTCCATGAACTGTGTGTAAAATAACAATCTCCATCATATCCAGATTCTACAATATCAAATATCACTCCTGCATCTATAGCACAAAGTATATCTGGTTTAAAATCACGATAACAAGCATTACAACCAATAATTGTTCCCTTTAATTGGTACGGATTCACCTTTTCCCGACTTAATCCATTCCCAAGGACATACACAGAATTACTCATGACACTTCTCCATACTAATATTCACTACTACTATTTAGTAAGCATAAAAAAAGGGGTAGCCGCTATTGCGACCACCCCATCCATCCTTGTGTAAGGTTGAATTACATAAGGTTGTTAACGATAACGTGGCGGTAGTAGCGGTTAGCGTTAGCTGTAAGCGAACCGTCACCGGCACCGTTATTGGCGGAGCCTGTATCGTTAGCGAAAGGATTAGAAACCAGACCGTAACGAGTCTTGAATCCAATTTTCGGTTGAAAGGAATTCTCACCAACGGCGCGAACCATTTGGAGAGGAACGTATGGACAATAGAAAAGTCCTGCGTCATAAGCACTTGATCCTTTGTATCCAACTGTGAAATAATTAACAGCTGCGGAAGGTGCATATGGATCAACATAGACTTTGAAGCGACCATTCAGAGTACCAACCATTGTGGCACCAGAATCGTCAGGACTCCAATTATTACCCAAATCAGGCTGGGAAAGAGTTCCCGCCATTGCTAATGCAGATGCGACATCTGAGGAACAGATCAGGATATTTCCTTTTCCACGCCGGGTGTCTTTTGCAATTGCATTTGCTTCACGTTCAATCTGGAACATCAGACCTTTGAACTTCTCAACTGACCACCGACCGTTAGAGTCTGTGTCCAAATCGAAAGTACCGGCGGAAGCAGTGTTATGTGCTGCACCAGTTTTTGCATTGGTATAGATTGTTCTCAGAACTTCCCGATTGATCTCAGCCAAAATTTCTGTTGAAAGAATATTTGACAATTCTGTTTCAGCATCCAAACCGTGAACGGCTTTTAGATCCTGAGCTAATTCCATTGTGTACTCAGCTTTGAGTGCACGGGACTTAGCAGTAACAGTTACCTTATCAATGGCAAATGCCATTTCGGGGAAATTTTCGTAACCGGAAGTACTTCCGTCACCAATTAATTCTGCATTGGCTGTGGTCATACCAGTAGCAGTTGTCATACTGGCATCTGCTGGGTTACTGTTTGCGGAATGGGTTCCGGTGGCGGATGAATGCTTAGTATTTGCTTCATCGTGTCCGGCTTCAGTCCCTGCTTGAGTAGTGTAGTGTGCTTTCATAGCAAAGATAAGTCCGGTAGGACCTGTCATTGGTTGTACACCACAAATATCATAAGCGATGAGATTAGGCATAGCCCTACGGACTAAAGAAATAAGAACTGGATCAACATAATCGATGTTTCCACCTGTCTTATTTGCATGCGCAGCTTCCTGAATGTTTCCAAACATTCCACCTTGATGTGCATCTTCTCTCATTGCTTTCTCTTGGTTTTCCAAGATAACAGCAGTCACCGCTTTCCGATAAGTGTCTTTAATCGGAGGCAGGTCTTCGTGTTCAAGGACTGGACCCCACTTTTTTTGAAGGTCTTCAGCTAGGTACATCTTTTCTCCTATTTGATAAAATTAAAAATTTAAATTATGAACTATAGCGTTTTAACGCTTGAGTATAATGTTTCATACTTTCTTCTAATACAACTTCTTCTTTGGGAACTTCGATAGTATCATCAGTTTCCGTAATACCAGAAGTTACTGCATCAGATTTTGGAAAATAACTTTCCTTGAGAACATTTAATTTCTCACTATATTGCTCAGAATTCTCATATTCGATACCTTCTGCTAATTTGGAAATCTTTTCAGTTTCCGTATCAGCCAAGTCTTGTGTGACTTCTCGTAAGGCGCCGTCTTTTTTGAACTGAGCCAATTCTTTTTGCATTTCCACACCAGTATTGATTTGTTCATCCAACTGGCCTTCAAGGTCATCGATCTTTTCAAACAGATCGTCTACCATGTCAACCTTTTCTTCTGGAATGTCAATGTAATGTTCTGTGAAGAGAGTTTTGAGTCCAGACATGAAATCTTCAACCAATTCGGTACGAATACCGCGATCAATTGCGAGTTCATTTTCTTTCATCCACTCTTCAACAACATAAGTCAAATAACCATCAACTTTTTCCGTCATATCTTTTCTGAAGTTTTCATTGAATCCTTCGGATTCATTTTGTAATTTATCTTCAACAGATACGAGTTGTTTGTTGACTTCTTCTAATACTTTTGCTTGTACAGCGGCTTCAAAGATAGTAGAGGCTTTTTGTTTAAAGTCCTCTGATAGTCCATCTTCACCTTGTACTAGTGCCTCAACATCATCTTTTACATCGATATTAAGATCCTCTGCTTTAACTGCTACTTTAGTACGTTTTTCTTTAACTTCTTCTTCAGGCTCTTCAGCTTCGTCTTCTTCAACAATTGTGGAGGCTTTTAGAATTTGTTCGTACTTAGCTTTCAGTTCATCTTTTTTAAGACCATTGAGTTTTTCGTAAACAGCTGATAACATTCCATTTTTAGTTTTAGGAATTTTTAGTGCTTCTGCTGGTACTTCTTCCTCATCGTCTTCTTCTTTTTGATCAGAAGCTTCTGATTCGGTACTTTCTTCTACCTCTTCATCTTCTTCCTCATCTTCTTTTTTGACGGAAGCTTTTGAAGTTTTACCTTCATCTACCTCTGTGTCTTCGTCTTTTTCGTCTGAAGAATCTTGTTCAGCAGCAGCTTTTCGCTTTTCAGCTAGTTCTTCTTCTGTTTTTTCTTCAGACTCTTTGGCCAAAATTTCTTCAGACATTTAAATCTCCTGTATCTCTAATTTAAAATTAGTATTTACTGTTATTATTTAGTAAATTTATAAACTTGACAAAAAAGTTTCAAAAGCATTTATTTTAACTTTTTCTAAATCCTTTTGACTTGCGTTTTTGATTTGGTTTCGTATTATAGCGACTTTATGTTCTTCGAGAACTGAACCATCCCAAACCCATTCTTTTCCTTCCATAACACCATTGACAAAAGCCGCAGGTGCAGAAGGATCAGCAACAATATCAGCGGCGGTCGCAAGATAAAAATCATCTTGTACCTGTTGTACGTTGCGTCCCATAGGCTTTAAGGAGCCCATTCCTCTAGATGAAACACCCAATCGGGCACCCTCATCGATTAAATTCTTTACTATTTTTCCATAAGGAGTGTCCATAATCTTGGCTCGACCTACGAAATTGTTTCCATCCTCTTTAAGTTCTTGTATCATGTGGGAAACTCTTTCAAGATTAACCGTGGGTCCTTCTGGATGCCCTAGTTCACCAAACGCTCTGTTTTGTTTGATATAATTTTGTTCGTATCTCTTAGCTTCTTTTCGTAATATTTGTTTTGGATAAACTCGGCCATTTCTATTCTTTACATCGGCCTGCATGAACACGCCTTCAATAAAATAATTCTTTCCTTTTTTAGAATCTTCACATATAAATTCAACATCAGATAATTCTTCGCATATAAGTCTCATTTTTCTCCTATTATGTGAAATTTCCTAGTAAGTAATCAACTGGATATCCCAATGTAGTATTTTGTTCATATTGAGGAACATCATAACCGCCTGTTTTCTTAATTTCGATCCAAATGGTATATGAATCACCAGACGAGTGTCCTACTGTGGAAAATTCC